CAAACACATACTGAAGTGTCTTAGCAGTCTCAATGTTACCGGCAACAAGATTACCGACACCGATGTAAATCTCAAGACCGCCTTTATTGGCACCGACAAAGACTGTTTTTTCGTTTCTCATGATCAACTCTCTCTCTCTATTGCGAATCACTAACTAACTTACATATTCTTTATAGCAAAGGGAGAGATATATGTCAACACATTTTTTCAATAAATTTTTCTACATACATTCCTGTTACATTGGGTGCTGTAACTGTATGATATTGTTGGTCTTTTGGTAACACAAAAACAAACTTAGTGTTGTTATGTTTTCTTGCAAACCAGTCAAAATACTTTACACGATTGATGTTGTCTAAGTGATTCGCATGAGTCTCAGGCCCATATCCTTCTTGATTCTTGAAGATATTGTCTTCAGAGATATCTTTGTCTTTCAGAATGAAATCGAAACCAAGACAGTAGAGTTTATCATGATCTCTACGAATAGCCTCTAGCATAGCATTCATACCAGCATTGCTTCTTTTGCGTCTAGGTGAATACGCCGCATCTTCCCAACACTCGTCTTCTGGCGGAAAGATAATACGATCATCTTTACCTAGCACTTCATCAACAGCAGACATAATTTGTTGAAACTGCTTATCAATAGATACAAGATAATCAAACTTATCAAACTCACGATACAGAGCATTACATCCAAAGATAGTGCCTTTACCAACAAGTTTTCCTAAGTCAATAGGTTTACGACTAACGCCGTTTCCTATAATAAACGCCTTCTTCATAATCAAAATCCTCTTCATCTAAGTAGGCTTTAGCCATATCTTTTAAGTGTGACTTAAAATTCTTTATTGGTTTTCTTTGCTCTTTAATGCGCTTGAAAGCCTTTTCTTCATCAGTCTGGGGAGACTTTTTATTTTTAGCCATGTTAGAGACTTGTCCTTCTTTCACCAGTTTTTAGCAAGATTAGGAAATGCTTCTGCTACCAGTTTTCGTGTAATACTTTTAAATGGCAGTTTACCATCTTTCATACCAAGTAGCACTTTAGCATCGCCTGGATCAACAGATTCCAGCAACTCAATAAACAACTGTTCTCTACGAACTTGTTTCAGATTTTTTTGCGTATCTGTATTACCATCGATAAAAAGATATAATCTTCTTAGTTCTGAAACTAATCTACCTTCTGCTTCTACTCCAACAGTAAGTGGTTTGTAAGGTGGATCACCGTCTGGTAAGAGCCATTTCACATTTGGATCATATGTCCAACCAAGCACTTGCTTCAGCGGCGCACCACTGTATTCACGCAGTTTTGAAATCTTTTCTTTCTTCGTTTTACACTTCTCGACTTCTTCAAAGATTTCGTAAAAAGTCTTTCTCATCAAAATTCTCCAATATGTTCCATAAGATTTTTCAATCGCTTTTTGATAAAGTAATTCAGCAAACCTTTTCTTTCAGGTATCTGATATGTATCGTATTGATTATTTATTTGCTCTTGAATCTCTGAAGGAATCATATCAAGATTGACAAGAGACTCGTTGCGTTTGTAGTTACGCAACATCATCTCATTACAAAAATCTACTGGATTAAGACTAATCCAAGTATCAAGTTTCTTTGACAATAAAGGCTTTTGTCTCTGACCAACAACAATCACATTATCAGCAGACAGAAAGTTTGGTATGCCATCGCCTCTATCACCCTTCATAATATGCTCACGCAAGAAGGCTTCTGGATTGTTGATACGAATCCATTTCTTTGTGATAGGTGAGAACTGCTCAACATTCGCATACTTCTGTAGTTGACCAAAGTCTTTATCACCAGACAGAATCAGAATAGGCTCATCACCATCTGCTTTGAGCGTTTTACCAAAACGATGACAGAGAGTGCCGATGATATCATCGGCCTCTGCTGTTTCAATCTGAAGAACTCGCCAAGGAAATGTTTCTTTCAGTTCATCACGAATGGTGTTCAGAACTGTAAAGATTTTATTCCAGTCTAGTGGAGAGTTTTCTCTATCTGATTTTCGGTGTGCTTTGTAGTATGGAAAGATTTGTTTGCGCCAGTAGTTCTTGTCATCACAACAGATAACAAGTTCACCATATTGCTTACCAAACTTACCTTTGTATAGACGAATGCTGTTTAGCACCATGTGTCTCACAAGGTCTTCTTCGATTTCATTATTACGATTGTTTCCAATCTGCATCATCAGGTTAGAAATCATCACCTGATTCAAGTCTAAGAGTATCATTATCTTTACTCACATTTTTCATCCTATATTATATAGTAATCTATTTGCTATCTTCTGTCAAGTCTTTTATTCGCTTTTCTAACCATTTACGAACAATCATATCTTCGTCTGTATATTGTCCTTTTTGAAGAACTTCCATAGTATCAAGTTCATTTTGTAAAACACGATGTCTCATTAAATCTTCACTAGAAGGCATTTCATACTCCTTTGGAACTTTACCCCAACCAACAGTTCTATCCCAATCACGCTGAGTGTAAAAGTTTCTACTCGTCTTCTTCATCATCAAACATCACTGAAGGAAAAGTAATATCTTCGTCATCACCCTCTTCAGTATCAACAACTTCCATTGCTTCATCAATCTGTTCGTGTAGAGGATGCGAAATACCCATGTTTCTCATCATACTTGATCGAACAGTCTCAACAGTAAACGCAAAGTCCTTCATAAAATCCTCTCGTTCAATATCAAAACCAGACAAACTGATATGTGCTAACAATGCGCTACAATGCTGATCTACAAGATTGTTGATATACTTGACCTTCGCATCATCGATCTTTTCTTGAACCTGAACAAGTGAAGTTTCAGTTGCTCTTGGATTTTCTTTCGGGAACTTGATTACTGTCATAGACATCTCCTTCTATTCATATTCATATTTATCGCCACTATGAACTAAAGTTCGCCATTTGACTAGTTTATTCGCATCTTTACCATAGTAGTTATCAATCCAATCACCATGCTTGAGATACCATTCACAGTGTCGAATATAACCAACAGTGTCAGCCTCTTTTGCGATAGCACCTTTTACATTCTGTCGAACCTGTCTACGGTATTCAGATAACAGTTCCTTTTGATTTTTGATCCACTCTGTGACATTCTTTCGTGAGAAAGTATGATCATCTGGAAGATCAATAACAGATGGATGTATATTTTTATACTCTGGTGGATTAGCCTTTTGTCGCTTTTCACGAGCCTTGGCTAGTCGTTCAGCCGCCACTTGTTTCTGCTCTTCAGTCATAGGCTTTCGCTTGCGCTTGATCTTTTTGCGCTTTGGTGTCAAATCTTCAAGAATCGATTGTTCAAGTTTTTTACGATTCATGCGGCTTCTCCCTTTATGTGTTCAATAACTTCAAAATCACGATCTTCAGTAGCACTGATCCAGCGCCAGTCTTTTTCTGCTACTCGACCAGGGGTATCTTTGAAAGTTTTTTCGAGAGACTGCAAGAGAATCTTTGTCAGTTGCTCATCGATAACTTCCCATACATCACCATGTTGATTGATGCGATTTTTACCTTTTCTGGTTTTGCCTTTCAGTCGAACAAAATCGCCGATACAGATACTACGCCAATTAAAACGGTTTGTTTCCATTTTCCATAATCCTTCTTGCTTCATCTTCTTCAGCCATCTCTTCAATCATCTCTGTTTCATTATCGTCAAGTTGTTTTTCAACTCTATTCAATAATTCTAGAGTTCGTTTTCTATAATCAAATCCCAACATAGATGCTTTTTGTCCATCTTTATATGGTGGTTCTTTACCTATAGAATAATATTGATCTGCGGTTAAATCGATAATATTTCCACTGGTATCGACTGCCCACCAGTGCCAAATTTCATCCCAATCTTTAGCACGATACAGTTTTAATTCTTTTGTACCAAACACTTTCTGTAAACAAGCAGATGCATGATGACAGTGACCAAACATAGGGTTAGTAGAATTTCTCTTTCTCCACTTTAATGGTATCAAATCTGGTGTCAGATTATCTATGATTGCTTTTGATACCTCTTCTAAGTTTTCTTCATTGTAAATCATTGTTCTAAACTCCAATCATCTCATCAAAGAGTTTCTTAGCACTCACAAAAGAACCATCTTCCAGTGTGAGTTTTATATCAGGCCAAGCACCGAAACCAAGATGCCGGTCGACAACCTTTTTACCTTTGATTGTCTGTTGTGACCAAATCCAATCCATGAACTCTTTTTCAAGCATTTCGGTGGGCGTTAGATTATCTCTAAGCATTAGGCAGCCTCCTCAACTACACGATCTACCATCGACAGTGGAACACGAGTCACTGTGCGTCCAAATGGATTAGCACTAGCATCGACAACTTCTACAGTTTTACGGTTTACTTTGAGAACTGTAGCAATGCGTGTCAAACCTTTGTTTGTCCATTCGATTGTCTGACCCTTTTTGAGAATCATCTTCTTCGCAGAACTGATGTTATTCATACGGGCTTGCCAAGCATTAGCAATGACATTCAACTCATCTTGAGTCGTAACTTTTTCCATTGCTTCGATTACTGCTTTGACTTCAGGCGTCATGCGAATTGAAAAATTAGGAATCATATCTCTCTCCTTTGCGAATCACTATACTGCTATAATAGCAGGTCTGACATATTTGTCAAGGGCTAATTCATACAACCAGCCGCTAAACCTTCTGTGGCACACGGATCTTCGATAATACCGACTAGAAGAATACAACCAATCATAAAAGCAAACATCAACCAACCAAATTGTTTCTCAGTCATAAGTCACCTGTGCATCATAATCAATTTTCTCAAAGATTGTTTCTAGTTCTACAATCTTCTCACGACACTTTATTTTTGCAAACCCATTACCAGGAGTTGCCTTCTTCTTGCGTTCTAGTCTTTTCAGCATATCGGTGAAGAACACATAATCGTTCTGAAGTTTTGTCAGTTGTTCCATAGTCATTATATTGCCTCCACAAATTTTGCCCATGCAAGAGCAGTCGCCTCTTTTTCGGTGTAACCAATTTCTATGAAATCAGCAATGACTTGTTCAATGTAGTTCATAACGAATCACCTCTCTCAATTACTGGTTCATAATAGCAGAAAAGAGGGTTATGTCAACCCTCTTTTTTCAAGTAATTTGTCTAGTTTTTTCTCTATCCTTTCAATAACTTGGATAAGTTCATCGACTTTAGATGAGGGTGAGGCTGGTTTCCTAGCCTCTTCCTCTTCTCTGATTCGCCGAATCATGTAGTCTTCGTATCTTTCACGATTGACTGCTTCGTATGAGGGATATCCCTTTTCGTATACTGGTTCAATCATGACTTCAAAATACCTTGAAGAAAACCAGTCCACTCAGCGGCTCGTAAATCCCAGTTATAGAAGTTATCAGTCCAGTTCTTTTGGAACATCATCTTTCTCTGCATATCTTCTGTATTGTGATTGACAATAGCCGCATTCAGCATATTCGCAAACACATTCGCATGAAAGTTGGTGTCTTCACTCCACTGATACATTGTAGCAAAGTTACCAGTTGTCTCTGGTAGTGCCGCAAAGTTTGGACATACAATCTGACAACCAGCCGACATTGCTTCGATAGCGGCAATACAAGAAGTTTCAGGCCATACAGAAGGATAAGCAAAGATGTGTGCTTTCTGTAGTGCTTCACGAACTACATGGTTCTCTTGAAAACCATGATAAGTCATCTGTGGATGTTCACGGATTGTATTGAACACTTTCTCGTATGGTTTATCAGCATCTTCCCAACCATATGCTTTGAAAGAAGAGTAGACATCGAAATGAATCTTATCACCATGAATCTTAGCAATCTCTTGAATTGATGCCACAGCAATATTCAGACCACGATGTGGTGTAGTGTGATAGATAATACGAATCTGATCATCCGATTTCTTTTCAAAAGGAATAGGATCGATAGCATTCCGCAACACAAAAGATTCATTATATGGAACACCAAGTGCTAGATTGTATGTCTGTAACTGATAGTTTGATACAAATACCAGTTTAGCAAATCGTTTTCGTTGCTCTTCATCTTTTAGATGTTGAGACTCAGGATCATCCCATGTGTCGTGTAGCCAGAGAATGTTCTTCTTCTTTGGATCAGTCCAACGAACTCTCGACTTGATGATATAGAACTGTTCAAGCAAGTCATTGTCAACTCGCTCATACAGCGCACTATTCATCATCTCAGTTCCACCTTTAGCCTCTGCGTATGTTCCGTCTTCTGTAGGTCCTAGTGAGAACTCATCTTTAGTATCATCAACAATATTCAGTTTTGTCATTATGTGTATACCACTTCATCCTTTATCAATGTAACACCAGTCGCAAATGTTCTTACACGATCCCAACGAAATGAACACCAGGCTTCTTTTTCGACATCCCAAACGGCAATGGTTTCAGTTGACTTATTGCGCTTTTCAATCGCTTCTTCAATA